ATATTCGTTTCTGTATATCTTTTCATTGGTGTTTTTCATGTACTCGGCTTCATCAAAGAATGGTTGTCCTAGCCATTCAACCGGTACATCTAAATACGTACTGTTGTGTATTAAACGGTTTGGTTTTGGAATCCTAGCCTCGACATTTACAAAGTGTTTTGAGGATTTTGGTGTGTTGTAAACTCTAAATATAACAAAATCGTTACCACCACGCATAACAGATTGGTCTATCTTACGAACCTCTGCCATACCTTTCATTTGGTCGAACTCCTCATAAACAATTACACCTATATATTTACCTTTTGGTGGTTTAATTGATTTAATTTTACCGGGGTCATCAGCACCTCGAAAGTAAATAAGTTGACCTGTATTTTTGTTAACTATTTCAAGTGGGCTTTTTGTCCCTTTCCAATTTTCGTTTATAAATGGGTAAGTTTCACCAAGTTTATCAATGCCCCATAGTGTTTGAGCGTATGCACTATCTTTCAAAGTGTTCGCAACTTGTCGAATACATATTGCACACATATTTGGATTGTTTTCAAGTATCTCAGTTAACATCTCACTCCAAAAAGACGATTTAATACTACCACGTCCACCTTTGAACCAATATTCAAGATGTCGGCGTTCTTGTATATCTCTATAAACATCTACAAAGGCTTTACCCATGTCCTTTGCTGGAATATATACAATTGGTTTTTCTTGTTGTTCTGATTTTTCTTTCTTTTCCATTAAGTTTTGGATTATCTCGTAGTTCTTACCGTTGCCATCTTCTGCCCCTTTTACAAGCCCAAGTGTTGCAAGTTCTCTATGTGTTAAACCTGTGCTTTCTTCGGTTTCATCTAGTACCTTTTCAAGTACCGACAACATAGTGGCTTTTTTACGTCTAGCCTCCCCAGATGCTATGCCACCTTTTTGTCCATTAATCTTGGCTTGTTCTCGGCTTTGCTCACTCGTAAAAGGTATTAAATTATCTTCACGATTAGCCACTTTATCACCTACTTTTCTTTTAAATGTTTTTCAACAAAATTATAACACATTAATTAAAATGTGTCTAATTTAGGGCGAACGAGGTAATTAGGTTTGATAAGAAGTTTACCTTTGTTACCTCGGTCGTTTATGTGTTCACGCTCGAAGTATTGGAGTAAATCACGAATTTGTTTAAGGTTTTCAATGTCAAGGTGTCCTTTGATGTTTTGGTCTAACATCTCGGAAGTTATGAAGCAAAATATTTCATAGTCTAATTTTTCGATTAAGTGTAAATAGTCGTGTGAATTACTTTCTCCTCGGTGTTGTCCTTGCATAAGTATAGCACCGTTGGAAATCTCACGTTTGCCACCTAAACGGTTTGGAATAATCAAATGGTGGAATGATATGTTGTTGGTTTTGTCTACACGATAACCCATAAAATCCAAACCTATTTTTTTGATTTTGTAAAGTTTAACCATTTCTTTAGTTATTGCGTCCATTTTCTAATCCTCCTAAAATTAATAATTCTTCGTATTCGATTTCGTCATTGATGTATCGCCAAATAAGGTTGCGTTTGTATTCCTCAAAGTGTAAGGAATATATTTTTGTTTTGAACTGTCGCATAAGTTGGAGTGCTTTTCTGCGTTCAAACACAGAAAAAGACGTCAAAAAACCATTGTATTGATTTTTCAACGCCTCAATATTGCATACTACATCTTTAAAAGTCCAATCGCTTTCAATCATAATTTCAACCACCTTTATTTCTAAATAGATTATAACATAAAAGCGTGAAAATTACAAGAACAAAAAAAGCGACCTAGTTAGAAGTGTGGTTTGTCGCTTTTCTATAAAAGAATAAAAAGGGGTCGGTTCATAATGAAAAAACTTTTCAATTGATGACCGATTACATTATAGCATAGTTTTGGGATTTTTGCAACTTGCGTTTAAGTTCGTTGTTTTCTTTCATAAGTTCTTTGACTTGTTTGTAAAGTTTAAAGTTTTCGTTAATGAGATTCTCATTGGCTTGTTTTAAATCATCATATCGTTTTTTAAGAGTTTCGTAGGTCATACTTATTCTCCTTTGCTTTTAAGATAATCTAAATAATCTATTATTTCATTTACTTTAAACATTAATTGTTCATTGTTTGGTACTTTTGTTGTGCCTTCTTTTGGATTTAATATTCCATATAATTTTTTAGGTATTTTATTTTCTTCTTCTGGTGCTAAACTAACTTTAGCATATCTTTCCCATATTTCTTTTTCTTCATTCCATACGTCTATAAAATTTTCACTTAAATTTACCATTATTTTCATATTATTCACCTTCCTTTTTTAAAAGTTCATTATATAACCTTATTTTGCTTTCGTAATAGTTAATACTATCTTTATTTATTTCATTTTTTTGTTCTTCATTTAATAGCATAAATAACATTTTTTCTATTTTTATCAAATGCATCATTAATTCATTATCCATTTTTACCTCCTAATAATTCAATAATTTTCTTCCCCATATCTTTTTTACTACATATAATAAACCTACAATTATGATGTTCTTTAAAACTGCACATAATCTTATATAATATTGTACCAGAAACTTTAGTATGTTTATTAGACCAATTCTTAATATCATCAATAGTTTTTATGTTTTTCTCACCAATTAAGAAAATAAAATTAGTTGCACCAAGCGATTGTCCTAGTTCCACCTCACGAACTAGTCTTTGATGTTCACTAGTATGTGCAAGATTTCCACAAATTTCCAATAAATCCTTTTTGGTATCCACCAATATCGAATAATCTTTGTAAAAACCTTTTTTTTCATCATATCTTAAAGCCATATAATCAGCACTATCAAGTTTTGTTTGTATATGTAATATTTCCTGTTTGTCAAATTCTTTTAAAATGTGTTCTTCTTTTTGCTGTCTAGTATCTGTAAGAATGACAAAATTATTCATCTTACCCCTCCTAAATTATCTTTTATTTTCTTCTTCAATCCTTTTTAATTGTCGTTCAATTTTATATTTCATTGTTTCTAATACATCTTCATTGCTTAAATTATAATATGCTTTAAATTGTTCTAACATAACCATTAAATCGGCAAACTCTTCTTGTATATGATTGAGTTGCGTTCTTATATTTCCGTTTTCATCTTCTTCATATTCAATTATTGCTTCTGTAAACTCATACATTTCAGTGTATAGGTACTTTAATTGATTTCTTGTTCCATAATTATTTATAATTTTTAAAAGTTTTTCTTTCATTTATTCCCCTCCAATAAATTAAACATCTCAACAGCCTCATCTGGCATACTTCCATTTTTAGCAAGTGTTTTAAGGTAGTAGTTTGTTGTTTTGTCTATAAGGTTTTGTAAGTGTTTTAATTCTTCTTGTTGTTTATTATTGCAATAATTAAGCCAATCAATTTTTGTTTGTTGGTCGCATACTAAATCTAGCATACTTTTAGTTTCTATTTCTTCTTTATTCATTATTACCACTCTCCTTTAATTCTTTTAGTTTAATTAAAATGTTTAAATCCTCTTGATACATAAAATAAACATGTCCACTACAACTTAATCTATTAAGATTAGTGCTTTGTTCTTCTAAATATTTTTCTAACTCATTTATAATATTATCTTTTAATTTTAATTTTTGTTCCATATCTTGAAATTCTATTAATAATAAGTTTTGTTCTTTTATTTTATTATTTAATCGTTCTATTTCTTTGCCTTTTAAAAATATATCGGTGTTTAATTTTGTTATTTCAAATTGGAGTTGTTCATAAGTTTTTAATTTAACATCTATTGTCATTCTTCATCACTTCCTTGTAGTGTATTTTTTAATTCTTTTAAATAATAATCATTGCAATATTTGCAACTACATCTATTTTCATAAATTGCATTATTTACTAAATTTAGTGCTTTCTCACATCTTGATTTGTAAATCATTTCATTCCATCTTGCTTTATCTACTACTTTATCGTTATGTTCTGCATTTGCTTTTAATATTTCATTTTCTTTCTTTAATTCTACATATTCGTCCATTCTGCATTTATAGAATTGTCTGTCTTTTTCAATTATGTCATTGGCTTTGTCTAGGTCTTGTTGCAATTCAGCATTCTTTAATACTTCATCAGCATATTTATCTTTGAAATAATCATTTACTTGACCTCTAGCATTATATTTAAGTTTCTCATTTTCTTGTTGTAGGTTTGTTATGTAATCCCTTAATTTAACATAATCAGTACCATGTAAATATGGTTCATCATCAAAATTATAAATAGTTGGATATTCTAATATTTCTTTTATTTCTTTTGTCATTTATTTCATCTCCTTTATGTCAAAATCACTTAACCATCTTTCTAATGCTTCTTTAACATAAGATATTGTATTTTTATTAATTAATTCAGTAGGTATTTTTAACATGTATCTTGTCCCATTGTCTAATTCTAATTCTAATTTCATACTTACCTCATCTCCTTTTTAAATTCTTCAATTCTTTTTTTAGCAATATTAAAATAATTTTCATCTAATTCAAATCCGATGAAATCAATATTATGTGATTTTGCACTTACACCTGTTGTTCCACTTCCCATAAATGGGTCTAATACAATTATATTTTTTTCTATAATGCTTTCTAAAATATTATCTACAATTTCAGTCGGCATTACTGCTATATGTCCTGTCTCTTTTCGTTTATGTGTTGGAATTACTTTCCAAACATCTGATAAATTTTTTTGATTATATATTTTTGTTTTAGCATCTTTTACTAACCAATATATTCTTTCACTAAAAGGAAAGAAACGTATTTTATCACAATTTGCACTT